GTTTATTAGATTAATCAGCTTCGTAATATCCGTTCCGTGCTGTCTGTTGCTCATGATGTTGGCGGATATTTCTGCTAGAGATATGCAGTTATCTTTTGCCTGTACCGATGTTGTGAGCGTGATTGCGAGTATTAGGATTAGTTTGTTCATTGTGATTTCTCTCTTAATAATCTTTCAAATAGGTTTTACGATAAGCAGTTAAGCAAGGCTTGCACTTATTCGCGCCTGTATAGATTTCAGTACCACCGCATTTCTCGCATGGCTTGCCTAGATAGGTCACTAAGCCCAGCTCCTTGGCCTCAGCTCTCAATTTCTTATAAATTCCGTAATCAGTGAATTGAGGCTCAGGCTGACCTTTGATATACCATACGCGATATTTCAAATGATGCTCAACGTAATTAAGTAACCCGTCAACGTGCATGGCAGATAGCAGCCGACGGCATTGTGACGCATCAATACCCATTGCCAAGCATATTTCACTAGCTTTTAAATGATTATTGTCTAAAATTCCAAGAATATCTGCACGCCGCTCCATGTAGTTTTTAGTTGAAGAACGAACTTTTAATGGCTCGTCTTTAGGAGTTTCTACCGCTTCACCAGTTAATATTTTTATCATCACATCTTTAACTGGTTTGGTCATTGGCTTTTCTTTGCGTAATTGTGCGTAGATATCGTTTAATGTCTGCCCAACGCCGGCCATAGCCATAGCGTGATCTATAATTTCATTTGGTATTTGTATTTGCTGCATGTTAATCATCCTTAAAAAATAATATCCGCGTTTTCGTCTAACGCTAGAAAGTTGTCTAAACCGTCGTTAAATTCTTCGGTCATTAAAATTGATGTGAGTTCGTTTAGTTCGACTTCGTGACAGAAATTTGCATCGTCGCAATCCATATCAATTGGTGGCATATTTAACCTCTATTTTATCAGCGCATGGCATGACCTTTGGCGCTGTCATCATCCAAACAAATGCAGGACGTGGGCTAGTTCGTCTAGCGCATTGCCAGCATTCGTGCCATAAATTCTCATTACCGTCCACCAGATCAATTCGACCATCACATCGAGACACATCATTCATTAATTTCATACCGCCTCCTTATTTAATTTCACAAACTTATTCCGCAATTGCTTAATACTGAAAGGTGATAATCCTTTCGTCTTAACCTCAGCTAAACAGTTGCACGTAGCCCATGCGGTAATCGCTGTCATGTCGGCAAGGTCTTCATCGACAATGTTAATCCATTGCTGATTGATACCTTTCCACGGTACGCGAATGCCTGAGCCAATATTCAAACTAAACTCTTTTTTACCGCGTAGAAACTCTGTGAATGTCATTGGCTCATCTGTTGACCAACTTACTTCGTGAGTGTGAATATCACCGTTATCAGCGCGTGCGGTCGTGACAATCGTCACGCCCCACTTTTGAACTTGGTTAATCGCACCCGATAAAACCGCAGGCACTAACGCACCTTGATACATCTTGCAAAGGAATGAATCAGGGGCTTGCATGTTTGGGTAAAGTTCGTCGATTAGCTCCGCAGAACTAATCAACTCCCATTTGGCTGTCATGTGCATTTTCATGCGACATCATCCTCACCCAAAGCATCAAACAACGAAGGCATGTCTTTTTGACGTTCAGCTTGTTCTAGGTATTTAACCCCATCGAAAAAGTAACCTGTATTTAATTCACTAGCTCGACCTTTACGATCTAGCTTAACGGCGCAATATGGAACTGTCATCAAGCCGCCGAACGGATCGAACACAACGTCGCCTTTGTTGCTATAGCGTGTAATTAATCGCTCTACAACGTCAATCTGGAACGGACAAACATGTAATTGAACATTTCTTTTAGCTTGTTCACCGTTTAACGTTTTCATACGCAATACATCGTGCCATACATCGGGATGATGCGAACCTGGAGCTAGTGACATAAACGTACTTGGTAATGCGCCCTTCACATCCAATTCAACACCGATCTTGACGTGATGCTCATAATCGTAAATCTGATCTAAACTGTACTTTGTGAAGACTTTAGACAATACGTCATGCGGTAGACTTGCCATTTCGTCAGCAGTTAATTGGCGATCTCCACTTGAACGCCAGAATGCATGAGCATCAACCTGCCATTGAGCGCGAGTGTAATCTTCTTTTGATTTCGTCACTGGCTCGTCAGCATAGCCGCGCGTGCGGTCCGTCTGTGGCTTACGGATCAAAATAATATACTCAGGTGAACCTACACCCATCTTCGTGCCATCCTTACATTGTTCCGACCAACCTAGACGATAAGTCTGATTATTCTCGCGTACCACGTCTGTTACAACGGTAATCATGCCCATGTAATCAAAGCCGTGTTTCTGATAATGAAAAATTGTTTCTGCATGAAATGGCGAAACTGTCGGAACGCCTGCACCTGTTACATTACCAAACAGGATACGATCCTTCACGTGAATACATGCTAATCGACCAGGCTTTAAAACGCGCAATAATTCAGGTGCAAGAAAATCCATCTGCGCCCAAAAGTGATTATTGTTATCTGTGTGTCCAAAGTCGCAATAATGCGGCGTGTATTCGTAATGGTTACTAAATGGAATAGATGTGACGATTAGGTCTACGCTGTTTTCTTCCATCAACCGAGTTTCTTTGACGCAATCATTATTCGCGACTATGAAGTTTTCGCCTTTCACTTCGAGACGTGTAGTGCCTAATCCGCGCTTTAACACGTCCGCCATTTCAGAATGATTTAAGCCGTGTTTATGTATAATTTCAGTCATTTTACCCACCATTAAGTTATGTTGTTGCCATTTATGTTCTAGGGTTTTAAGGATTTCACGTTCTGTATCTGCGTAAATCAAATGGATGTGACATTCCTTGTCTTGCATGAAGCGATAGATACGATGCACCGCCTGAATGAAGTCATTGAACTTAAATCCAATGCCAACAAAAATCGCATTGTTGCAGTGACGCTGAAAGTTACACCCTGATCCAGCGATAACAGGCTTGGTCGCAAGGTACTTATATTTTCCATCACCAAAATCAATGATCCGCTGTTCACGTAAATCTAAATCTTGCGATCCAAATACATCTTTCGCCTCAGGTATTGCTTTGCATAGCGCATGCCTTTCGCTTTCCTGATCGTGCCAAAGGATGAAACTATCATCTGGTTGTGATTGGATAATCTCGACTGTCTTAGCCACGCGCTCATGCAATGATTCGCGTTTTTCTCGTGATGCATCTTTGAGCGACAATGCAGCATCAGCGAACATTGATATCTGACCATCTAGGTCAACGATCTCGCGAACCTTCGTTTGCACTTCATGATAATGAATGTGAAGCTTAGGTAAATCATATCCAGTATCATCAAAGCCCAAATCACTTGGACGTTGCAGGAATAAAGCCCAGCTACTAATCCACAACCAAAACTCGACCTCTTTGTGAGGATATAGCGTCAAGTTATTCGCTTGCGTAGAATCGCGCTGAAACCATCGGGTAAGTGCTTGACCAGTGTCCATGATCCCAAGAAAACCAGCGTAATGGATTAGCTCTTTGTATCGGTTTGGACTTGGAGTTGCAGTTGCCACGTATTTATATTTAACCTTTTTAAATAAAGTTAAAAACGTCTGATATGTTTGACTGCCATAACTACGCAAACATGATGCTTCATCCAACGTAACCGCCGTGAACAAGTTTGGATCGAGCTTGCCATCGCGCACCGTTTCATAGTTCGTGATGTAAATTCCATCATCGCCACACTCTTCAATGCGTCGAATGAACTTGATGTCGATACCTAGCTTTTCAGCATCGCGTTTGAATTCTTGACGTACACCCAGCGGCGCAATGATCAAACCACGACCACCTGCATGTTTGAGTGTTAAACGGATAACTTCCAATTGTTGAAAGGTTTTACCTAATCCGAACGCTTCAAATAACGCCCTGCATCCTCCTTTTACTGCCCACAATACCGCTGCTTTTTGATGATCCTTGAGCATTGGATTGACTTCGCTTAAATCAAGATCAAATCCGCCGTAGACTGGCACTGGTATCTTGTTTTCAATGAACGCTTGATAATCTGCGTTTTCCATTTCTACTGTCCTTTTAACGTTTAAAACTAGGCGGCAACTTCTCACCGCTGATCTTTTGTGGATTGATAACGAAGTTTATTGCAGTAGGTTTCATTTGATTGCCCAGCTGTTTTACTTCGTTTCCTTGAGCGAAAAATTCATCTATTTTCTGGATGAGTTCTTCGCGTTATTTCTTGGCTATCGCTGCATTATTTGCCACGCTGAACCTCACTATAAATAATAGGAACTAAAACTAAAGTTGTGCTGGAAATTAACCAGGGTTGAATAGAGTCGATCATTTACTCATCCCGATAATAAAACCTATCACGCAAAGTATTAAAACAAACATCCAGTTAATATCCATCACTCATCCCCTTGCACAATTAAGCTATGTGACGCGGTATCAATATCAACCTGATCGAGCGTTTCGAGTTTTGGGCGTGTAGCGCATTGCCCATCACATTCTTGATTGTCATCAGCAAACGGACAATGATCGACACAATTAGAATCAGTCAATTTTATGCACTCCCTTTAATCGTTTCGCCTCTGCACGTTCCTGCTTTTGTGCTGATAGCTTGTCTTTGATGGCACGTTCAACCGATAAAGGAATTTCATCAGCATTCCACTTGCCAGCAGTTGATCGTTGTTTACCCAGCCAATTGCAAAGCTGGTTCTTGTTTTTGGTTTTAGTAACTTGTAACGCTTGATCTAAAGTCATGTTCAATCCTCTGTGTTGACCAGCTCACTATAGTAGAATTTAAATCTACATGCAACACTTTTATTTGTAGAAAAATAATCTACATTTAACTTGACTATAATTCTACATGTGCTAAATTGGCTGCATCACTTACGAACTACAAGGTTTTAGAAAATGACAATTTACACCGAACAAGAAACACAGCGCATCAATGAACAATATGACGCTATTCAAGCAGAAGCACTTGCTGAACTAGTCGTTGAAGTAAACAGCCACACTGATAAATATTCAAACGTGACTGTTGGTGATGCGAATATTGGCGTAATCCATAAAATCACAATGGATCGTGAGCCTATTACTGATTGGCAATATGCAGGCGGTCAAGACCAGGAGGTGACGATTGGCGTTGAATATACCGCAACTGTGAATGTTGAATTTACAAGCGTTGTTTTTAGCTCGCATATTGTTTGTAAAATTGAACTGCCGCAAGACGTTCTGAATCGCGTCATTGCTGCAATCGCCGAACAGGCTGAACATGAAGCAGAGCAAGCTGACGACCTAGCTGCTATCGACGCCTATGAAGCATCATTCGACTAATTAAACCGAACAACCAGCCGCGTGAAAGCGCGGTATTTTAACCTGGAGTAACGTATGAACGCATGGATAGAAAAACACGTCATCATCGTCGGCCTAGTCGCATGTTTCATTGCGATTACTTTGGTGAGAATGTGATGCGCCAAATAGCCCCTTACATATTTTTCACCGTTGGCATGGCTTTACTTATCACATGCTATATAACACAGCCAGCGGATGAGCGGATTAAACCTTTACACACAACAACACAGAGTAAATGACATGACAAACGAAGTAAGTATTTTCAATCAAAATAACATCGTCGCAGCCTTTGAAAATAAAGGAGGTCTCGATGATCTATTTTCACGCATGGAAAAAGAAGCTAAAAGCCTCGTTCCCGATCTGACTACGGACAAAGGGCGCAAAGCAATCGCAGCGCAAGCCCATAAGGTTAGCAAAGCAAAGGTTTTAGTTGATGACCACGGTAAAGACCTCGTATCAGCAGAAAAAGCACGCCTAAAGCTAATTGATGATGATCGTAAATCATGGCGTGATCGTTGTGACGCTTTGCGTGATGAGATTCGTGCGCCGTTGACTGCGTGGGAAGATGCGGAAAAAGAACGCGTTGAAAAACATCGTGCAAATATCGAAGGTTTTAAGCTGATTAGCCAAACTGTAGGCATGTCAGCAAGTGAACTTCTATTTGCACTCAATACTGCAAAGGCTCAAGTAATTGGCGATGAATGGGAAGAGTTTAAAGCCGAGGCAATTGTGGCGAAACAAGCCGCTATTGAAGTGTTGGAATTTGCACTTGATGCTCAAACCAAACTCGAAGCCGAACAAGCCGAACTTGCACGTTTACGTCAAGAATCAATCGAACGCGAACAACAAGAACGTGAACGTAAGATTGCCGAAGATGCTGCGAATGCTGCACGCCTTGAGGCTGAAAAGAAAGCCAATGAACAACGTCAAGCTGATGCCAAACGTGAAGCTGATGCGATTGCTGCTGCTGAATATGCAAAGCGTGAAGCTGAACAAGCCAAGTTAAATGCTGAACGTGAACAAGCGCGTTTAGTTGCTGAAAATGAAGCCGCTGAACTACGTCAAAAAGAAACGTTGCGCCAAGCTGAATCTGATCGTGTTGCCGCATTAGCCAAAGCCGAACAGGATCAAAAAGACGCAATCGAAGCCGAACGCAAGCAAGTTGAAGCGAAACGCCTTGAGGCTGAACAAGCAGAACAGAAACGCCTTGCTGATGTTGAACATGTGCGCGGTATTAATCAAAGTTTAATGGCTGATTTTGTGGCGCAAGGTTTGACTGATGAACAGGCAAAAAAATTGATTAAAGCGATTGCCAAAAACGCAATCAAACACATTTCAATTCAATACTGAGAATATTATGAGCCAACTAGTCACCGTACAAATCCAGCACATAGCCGAGTCAATGGGCCTCGTAAACATTGATCCGCAAGAATTAAAACGGATTCTTGTTCAAACAGCATTTAAGACAGAAACGCAAGCCACCGACGAACAAATGGCTGCATTGCTAATTGTTGCGGGACAGTACAACCTTAATCCGTGGACAAAGGAAATCTACGCATTTCCTGACAAGAACAAGGGCATTATTCCAGTGGTTGGAGTAGACGGTTGGAGTCGGATCATTAACTCAAACCCAAACCTAAACGGCATTGAGTTTAATTATTCAGACGAAATGATTTTAATGGATGGCGCAAAATCTAAGGCCCCAGCATGGATCGAAGTTGTCATTCACCGCAAAGACCGCGAAAAACCGACCATTGTTCGTGAGTATTTGGATGAAACGTATCGCGCACCGTTTAAAAGTAAATCAGGTTATGTTGTAGAAGGCCCGTGGCAATCTCACCCAAAGCGTTTCCTTCGTCATAAGTGCTTAATACAAGGCGCACGTCTAGCATTTGGCTTTGCTGGTATCTACGACCAAGACGAAGCCGAGCGGATCATCGAAGGGCAGGCGCGTGAAGTTAAACCTACGCTTGTTTCTGAATTGCCTGAAGGCTATGAAGATTTTGAGAATGAGCATTTGGTCAATATGCAATCTGTCGCCACTGATGGAACTGCGGCCCTAGCCGATGCTTATAAGCAATTACCGACTGGAAAGTGTAAAACATTATTTTGGGCCACACATTCTGTCAAATTAAAAGAAGCGGCCCAGCAATCAGACGAACAACAAAAGGAGAGTGAAGTTGAACATACTACAGCGGAGTGATGATTGGCATTCTGATCGAGTTGGCAAATTAACCGCCAGCCGTATCAGCGGAATGAATGCGAAACCAGTCAAAGGTAAAGCATTAAACGCTACGCAATTGACTGTCTTAACCGAGCGCATTACTGGCGTACAAGATGAGTTTTTCACGTCTAAAGATATGCAGTGGGGCATTGATAACGAGCCTAACGCAATCGCCGCCTATGAGTCTAAAACAGACTCTTTCGTGGTCGGTACTGGCTTGGTGGATCATCCGTTTATTGAAATGACAGGCGCGTCACCTGACGGTCTTGTCGGTAATGATGGTCTGATCGAAGTTAAATGCCCTAAATCAGAAACGCATATCAACACGTTATTGACTAAAACTGTTCCAGCCGAATATCTTCCGCAAATTACATGGCAAATTGCTTGTACAAAGCGTTTGTGGTGCGACTTCGTGAGCTTCGATCCTCGACTACCTGAACACTTGCAAATCGTCGTTATCCGCGTTTTAGCGAGTGAATTGGATATTGCAGGAATGGAAAACGATGTGCGTGCGTTTAATCGAATTATTGATGAACGTTTAGCGGAATTAAATCAAACCCTCTCTAGCTCAATCATACGCTAGAGAGTTAATTAAGCAGTTAAATTAAAGGAAACAATCATGAACGAACAATTTAAAGCTGGGGATGAGGTTTATTGTCCTTATCTTGGGCGTAAAGTTTATAAATTAGATAATTTTGGAGTCCGGGCATACCCGTTGACTATTGAAAAGAAGGTTTCTTTTACATCTTATGGAAAAATATCTGTAAATCACTTGAAGCCTGATTTATTCCACGCCACCCTAGAAAACAAGGCTTTACTCGAAGCACTCTATAAATGTGAGTTTGAAGCGCCTAAGTTGAAAGGGAGTGACTTGACACGGAAGTTGCTCAATGAAGGGAATCATGTGCTTTGCGGCTTGAGTGTTCATGGTGATGGTGCGGCAGGTAATGGCACGTTTGTTGGCTTGATTGTTCGATTTGAAGATGGGTGCTTTATAGATGGTTCTAATAATCCGTGGTCTAGCGCCGTACCCTGCAACGACTACGCTAATTTGGTTGATGGTGTGTTAACCCTAAAAAGTGAGCAATAAAATGACAAACGAAAATTTGAAAGTTGGTGATTGTCCAATATGTGACGATCAAATTGTACTAGCTTTAAGTATGATTGACGTTTCTCAAGTTGGAGCGGTCTATCGTGATGCAGCGGTTGAACTAATCAAATCCCAGCAATCGCGCATCGAACTTTTAGAGAGTGCGATTCGTGAGTTTAATAAAGATCAATTGGCTCAAGAAAACTATGCTGGTGATGATGACCGTTATCATGAGAAATTGGTAAACAAGGAATACCAATCAATTTTAACCCTACGCAACCTAATGGAGAATAAACCATGAAAGAGAATTTGAAGATTCGTGTTAACAATGAAGATGAACGTGACGAAGTTCAACATATTGGCTTGTCATTAGGTCTCACGCACCCAACTTACGGAAAATCCCTGACATCATATCCATTTGATTGGATGGTTTTTTACACCAATAAATACATGATATTTGGCAATGATGTTGCGGACGCTAAAGAAATAACACTTCCCGAACTCCGCGAACTAGCCAAACCGCGCGAATACTTGGACGAAAACTTTAAGTTGGTTGTGACGAATCAGCCTTTGGATGACTATATATTGGTTCCTGATGGTGCCGATAAATACACGCATGGTCGAAAATATGGTCTTACGATATCGGAATATTCTTTTTGGATTGACGATGTTCAATCTGAATCTAATGAATCCTCTACACCTAATGGCAGCATGTATTCCGACTATGTTTCATCTGGACTTCTTCATAAAACACTATGGCAACGGGAGAACAAAGTGGAAACAAGTAAAGGTAGGTTTTTGCATCAATGGGCTTATGAAGCATTTGGGCGTGGTGAGGATGTGCAGATTGGTGGGGCGCATGCTTTTGAGTATTTCGATCTTAATTTTCAACATTCACTATCAGATTTTAATAATCCAGCGTACCGATTCCGACTCAAACCCCAAACAATCCAAATCGGATCACACACGATCAATAAGCCGATTAGTGTGAAGCCTGAGATGGGTGCTGAATATTTTGTTGTGGATTTACAAGACAAGAAGAAATATGATACCGATGAATGGACTGATCACGATGTGGATAATCTATTTTTAGAACGTGGACTAATCCATCTAACAAAAGATGATGCAATTAATCATGCTGATGCGCTTTTGGAGTTGATGAAATAACACAAAACGCGATTATCTGTACATATCATGCGTGACGTGTACAGGTTTTGGGATTTTCTTAACGTGATAATTAGGTGACTTATGGAAAATAGACCTGAATGGGTAAAGTGCATCAAGAAAACAGATACAAACAATCTATCTTGGTGCGGACGTGACATTACTAGAGAGTGGCACTTTGTAGACGTTGACCATGCTGCACTTAATGGTAATCATAAAGGTCGGTTGGTCGCTTGCATTGAATGCGCTGGATATGCAGTGGCTGGACTAACAAACGGCCATGATGGTGTTGACGATGAACAGTAGCCAAAAAAGAACCCACTGTTTAGGTGGGTTTAAGGACATTTAATGCTGAAACTGCAAAACAGTCTCGTTATCTTTTGTACGCATGGCACATAGAACTAAATCAATACTATTTACTTTGTGGATAACTGTCAATTACTTGTTTTGCATCAATCGCGTCTGATTGAGCAAGTTCTGCCAGCTTGAGATATTCGCTTGTGCATTCGTTAAACACTGTAGACAGCGCGGTTGTGTATTCTGTAATGTTAGTTTTGGGAGTGTCGGGCAAACTGATGCGCTGATTGGCTTTACTCGTGACTGAGCGCAAGCTGTCATTAAGACGCTGATTATCACCAGAGATAGTTTCAAGTTTAACTTTTGCATTGTTTGCATCCTGTGTGGCGTTATCAACTTTCGCTTGCCATTCGGTTTGAATCTTTGATGAATCGAGAACGGATTGCGCATATAAATCACGTCCATCATTAATTTGTTTGTTTAACGCCGAAATCGTACCGCTAGATTGAGCAGCGCCGCGCTGGTAGCCGTATTGCTCCACTTTGTACGTCAATGTACAGAGTAAGCCAGCCATTGCGGTAACAGCGTATGTGCGCCAATCTAGCAGACGTGCAAATAACCATGTGTAAATCATCCTAATGCCAACTCAAATTGTTTAGCATAATTCGCAATTAAATCCGCCTTATCCATACCGTTGATAATACGTCTAGCTTGAGCGTAGCTGCAAGTTGTGCAGTTAATGTAGTCTGATAGCTTTTTGCCAGTAAACCGACCTTGAGCCATGCCGTATACAGCTATTCGTGATGCATTTTCAGGTAGCAGTGCATAATCAGGATGATTCACTAAATCAACATTTAGAATCGTCTTAAATTTGGCGTAATTGGCGCGTCCTGTTATTTGAACAAAGCCACGGCCACAGAAATTAGCACCGTCACCGACTGTCGTATTACCTAAATCTTTCGCCAATTGTGGATTTTTACCGATCACGTCATAACGATTCATAAAGTAATCATGGCTGCCGAACTCACGAATTGGCATCATGGTTTTTGCTGTTTCGTGATATGCAGTCGCTAACACGTAAGAGACTTGTTTGATGTCACTCATGCCGTAAGCGACACATTCAGCAACTAGCGTTTCAATCCCTTTGACCTGAGAGCCTAACAGCTTGCCGCCGAACAAATGACCGCGCACATAATCAAAGAATTTAGGTGTTAGCATTATCATCATCCTTTGGTAATACAGAATTTACCTTGTTCTCTAATTCGTTTATTCGCGTTTCAACTAGCCGCGTTGAATTTTTTCTAAACCACTGCGATCCAACAGACCCAATAAACACCGCTAGAACCCAGCTCAATCCTTCGGGTAAATTAACTGCAACTAATGCTGTTGATAATCCGACCGCTATCAGCGCACAATAAACCGCCTCAATAAAGTCAACCTTGCCGTCTTTATGACTTCGCAATATTGCTGCAAATAATGTCATGAAAAACACCCCTACAATCGTGCTGTGAGCCACAATCCAGCTAGTTATAGTAGTTAACCAGCTTAATCCGTCGATGTATTTCTGTGGCATATCCTATCCTTTCAATAACATTAAAATTAGATTGACTACATGGCATATTAAACAACTCGCACTGTTAATGATCCGCTCGCAATATCAATTGCCGAGCCCGTTGGATTAAATAACCGCACCGTCGCGGTGTTTGCTGCCGTGACTTCCGCGAACATCAATAGACCACCTAACGGCAGGGTAAACGATGCGACCACTGTATCCGTCACGATTGCCCCTGTCACCGTAACCGTAGTCGAAGCTGTACCGCCTGCCGCAATCGAAGGTGGGTCGTACGAAGCTATCCCAGAAACGCCATACAGCGGTTTGGATACGCCAGCGGCATCTTTGAAATTCAGAATACCCGTTGTACTATTGACGTACGTTGAAACTGTAGCAGCACTCGCCGCAGTCATTGGGGTCTGTTTAATGAACCCAACTTTGTAAATATTTCCGTCTGAGAACAAATGGTAGTTAGTGGCGCGTGTGCGCCAAAATCCGTCCTCAATGTTATCTGCCGTTAGTACGTTCGTTGCGCCGTCAACATCGCGGGTTGGGTCGCTGGTTGTATTGGAAATCGCGTTCCCTGTTATGGTTATGTCCGCGCACCCAGAGCCAACCTGAATACCGTAAGTACACAACCTCGCCCCGCCCACTCTTGAGTCATAAACGGTATTCCCTGAAACCGAACCGACCGTACAGGCTTGCATTAGGATGCCAACACCTGTCGCGTCTTTAACTATATTACCAGTCACCGTAAATTTTGACGCAGACGCCCATACTAAAATGGAATGGGTTCCCGTTGTGCTAATATTATTACCAACAACCGAGCATGACGTGACTGCGGAAACTAATACTCCGTAAAAATCAATATTCTTTACGGAGTTACCGGTAACCGAAACCCCGTACCCACCCCCTCGAACTACGATACCGCCCGACTGTGACGCATCAATTGTATTCCCTGAAATAGCAATATTTAAAGCGCCGATAGTACAGATTGACCCAAAGTCAACAATAGCAGCGGTTGTCCATCGTTGAACATCCCGGACTGTGTTGCCCGTAATAGTAATGTCGTATGCTTGGTTTGCTGATGATCCAGCGTTGACGGAAATACCCAGTGCGTTTGATTTCCCGTAGCTAGTCGTGTTTTTGTAGTACGTTGCCTGAACACCGTCAATCACGTTGTTGGCGATTGTCAAGTGACTACCTACGCACCCTGTATTCGGCTCAACATCAATACCAAATACATTGGCGTTTAGAATTAGATTACCCGTGATACGCCCCCGTGTGCCGTGAGTAACCGCGATACCTGAAGCGAACGTATTCTCTGTAGTATTGCCCTCCACCACGAAATTAGAGCACAAGTCGCGCGCTGCAACAGAGCCGCCTAGATAAATACCTTCCGCAATGCAGTCGAGAATGTGGTTGTCGCGAATGGTAAAGCCAGTAACGCCAGAAAAGAATACCCCGTAACACGCGCCAACGTTAGGGCTTGCGCCAACTGGTGAGAGGTAGTCTTGGTAACGATTTCTTAGAGTGAGATTGATCACACCTAGATTGTAATCGCGTGTACCACTGTAAAAATTCTTGTTCACAACAACCGCGTCATGTTCAAACGCGCCTGTTGGTGTGCTGGTGTTATGAATGATCGGTTGTCTACCTATACCCACTAATCGACAGTTGGTTGGCAGCTTAATTGCGCGTGAAATACTATACTTAACTGTTGGCGTTGGTACTTCGCATTCACCGCCACCGCGAGTAACCAATTCAGCTAAAGCGTCATCAAAAGCTAAAATGTCGTCTGCTACCCCGTCACCGACTGCGCCAAAATCAAAAACGCTTACTATTTGGCGTGCTTTATTTTGAATTGTCGTCGTGACCGCACCAGCACCAGCTTGAGTAAAGTATGGGTTTACCCACGGCGACCAATTCGCACCACCAACGTTTGGATTTGACGTATTACCGGCAAGGGTGTTCACATACGACTTTGTGTTGTCGTCCGATTGAACCACGGCACCGAGCGCATAGCCCCCAACCACCGTAGCAAGCGCCGCGTTAAATTTATACTGACCGCCTGCATTTAACCAAACCTGATGCTGACTGAGTTGATTTAAAATACCATTTACATCTTTACCATCGGGGGCAATGCCGCCCGATGTTGGATCAAGCATTGTTTCATTAGGGAATCCGTTAGTAAATGATGCCGCGCCAAATGTAGCAGTCGTGGTCGGGATTGTATTTTTTAGCCCAGATTGACCAAATGGTATGCCGTTGTACGTTGGTTGAGTAGCTGTCATTAACTGTTCGCCCCTTTAAATAAAATGAAGTTTAAAACAACCGCGTCTGATTGCCCTGTGCCTGTGAAGTTTCGTAAAATAATCGTGCATGAACCAGCCGAAACGCTGCCAATAAAAGCCGCATAAGTTAATGCCGTCGCACCGCTTGCAATATTAACCGCTGGAAAGTCGTTTGCAGTGATAAGCGAATTATTCAACGTAAACGCAACCTGACCATTTGCCGCTAAAGTTTGATTGTTCATCGTGATCTTACCCGTCAGATTGTTCATCGTGACGGCGGTAGATTTATCGGTTAACTGAGTGACTGCCGCACCTTGTCCTGTGCGATAGCCAATACCTGAAGATAATGACGATACAACCGAACTGGTAACACTTAAACCGCTTGATATCGCGCTTATGCTCGATGTGTTAATACTCAAACCAGAACTGATCGCAGATATTGACGAAGTATTAATACTGAGAGATGAACTAATAGCTGATACTGAACTATTTGTATTTGATAGACCACCCGATACAGCAGAAACCGAACTTGTCGTCGTGCTTAAACCAGAACTGATCGCAGAAATAGAGCTTGTATTGTTGCTCAATGAACTACTAATGCTTGAAACCGAGCTATTTGTATTGCTTAGTCCTGTCGATACAATGCTTAGTCCAGAGCTAACTGATGACACACTCGAAGTCGCGACACTTAAACCACTGGAAACTGACGAAATAGAAGCCCGCGCAATGCTTAAGCCGCTCGATATCGCGCCGCCTGACTTAACTAGCCAACCTGCGCCGCCTGTGTTTGGATTGGTCATATTGCCGTCTACGTTGCTGACATAAGTCGTCAAGCCGTCATTTGATTGCAATTCCGAATAAATAGGATAACCACCAATCTCCGTTGCAAACACTGAATCATATTGATATTGACCGCCAGCCGTTTGCCATACTGTGTGTTGATCAATGTGGTTTAAAACGCCGTTCATGTCCTTGCCATCTGGCGCAAGTCCACCAAGAGCCTTTTGGGCCATCGTAATAGCAGGGAATCCAGTCATGAATGATGCTTTACCTGAAACTATGGTAGTCGCTGGAATAGTATTTATTAATCCTGATTGTCCAAATGGTATCGGGTTATTTGTAGGCTTAGTGACTGACATAATTAGCTCGCTGTATTTGTGTAGAATACGCCTTGATTGAATGGCTGGTAATAATTGCCAGTCGTTTTAAATCCAAATAGTGTCGGCGGTATCTCATATATGCCAACTTTAACACCAGCAGGATGGGGAAGAATATCATTTTGAGTTAAAATAGCTCTCTCAAATGGCGTTAATATAAACTCAAAAATATAATTCATTTGCATATTACCCAAATCCATTGAATAACACCGCCCACGACCTTCAAATAACTTAGTTAATAGCTTGTTTATACTTGGAGCATCTGTTGCTGATATATTAACTAACGCCTTAATCAAAATTAACATTCTATAGGTGTCATCATCTAACGCAAATGAAACAGCATCTACACTCGCATCATAAAATGGCGCTTGATTGAATGGCTCAAAATCTTGATTAAATCCGAAAGTATCCTCTAAATTACTACCCTTAATGCTGCGACCAATGTTAACAATTGCGCCCCAAATGTCTAAACCAAATCCTTGAGCAGTTAATACATTCCAGACATAAGAGTAAATATTATCAACATCTACAGTCGGATCGACAGCCTCATTAAATAATTCAATTAATGAATTTATTGTCGGACTACTTCCAAACTGGAACGCTATCGTCTTTTCAGGATTTAGCATAATTAAACCAATGTTACATTGATGTCTGAGGCAGAGGTAACAGGATATTGATCAATACCCATAGTAACAGAACTTAATGTTGGTGTAACTGTGCCCAACAACAATGAAACGAGTGTTAACTGTGGATTTATCGCCTGAATACCAGCAAAAAAACGTGATGCAAATATAGTGGAGCCAATACGTGCGCGCACACCACCATCTGAGCCTGTCATCGCTGCAATAATGGCATTTTGAATCTGCACCACCAAATCACCTGACAAACCATTTACATCTGATACATTCACCTGAAACTTAATAGTTGTCGATGTTGGCACATTATAAGTAATATTATATTGCGGATACGGCAATGAGTACGAAGTATCATAAACAATCACGGATGTATTACCATTCATGTTGCTGCCTTCGTTTTTCTTTGTCCAAATCGCGTTTGCAATATCTTGAGACGCGCCGCCCACAACCCCAACATAAACGGAATGAGGCAACAAAGGATAATTAGTTGCGCCGACATTGATTGTCGCGTCTGTGACGTTCTCATACGCATAAACATCAATCACATTAGCAACGTTAAATACTGCGCCTTGAATTGACGGTAATGATCCATGAGCATTGAGCGCAACCGATGCACGACGACGAACTTCAAAGTTTGCGCGTGATTCTACAAGTGAACCTGTGACACCGTTGGTCGGATTGTTGACTGTATCCCAGCCGACAATAGACTGATAAATTTTAGTGACCGTATTTGCTGTACAAACTATCGCGCCAGCGGTCTGACACGCGAACGATAAGGTAATACTGCCGCCGATTGGAATAACCCCAGCTTGCGTGCATGTGTAAATATTGCCGCCAGCGTCTTGAGCCATTGCGCCAATTGGAATAGACGTACCATTCGCACCTGTACACAATAATTGGACAGTAGTTGGAACAGCTGGAAGGCGCGTTAAAAAGTAAATAGCCCCGATAGCATCTTGCCAAATACCTGATGCAAAATTAGGATTGATCTGATTTAAAATATAAGCAATTGTATTATTTTTATCACCAATAATAGCCGTTTCACTTTGGGCAAGCTGACCTTGTGGCGTTGTAAGTCCCTGATTCATGTCGCCACCGAACGCTTGGTTCATATCTGCCAATACGCCAGTTAAAACGTCTGACTCTTGCGGTAATACAATACCTGTCGGTAGGAACTGAATAGCTGGTACGTTGGTTGTCATTAAAAAGTAACCCCTATTTCATTGCCGTCTGTGTCGATAATTTGAATCTGACCCGATAACACCCGACCCACTACGCCGACAAATACAACTGTTGCTGTCACTACATTAGGTACTTTTACTGCTTCAGTAATAATCAATTGTTTCACCAATGATAATGGCGGACTTTCGCCTAATATAACAGACTGATACGGCAAGCCTAGCGTTATATCGTACCAACATTCGCCAAGCATCGTCTTGACCGCCGTAGCCACGTCTTGAGCGATAGAATAAGGCGCATTACCTAATGCCCAATTGCCATTTATATCTAAGACTAAATCCCATGCGCCACTATCCAATGCGAGCGTAGTTTGATTAATCATAATCGGCCTTTAATCTGGTGGGGCGGTGTGAGAACTGCCACCCTGTACGCCGCCATGTGTATGTGTCGATAACGCTTTGCCGTTGCCAGTGACTTCGCCTGTCGCCGTAATCGCACCCGTAACCGCCGCACCCGATCCGCCGCTAACAACTAAACCGCCCGAACCAGTGATTGCGCCTGCAACAGTTAACGCGCCGCTACAAGTGGTCAATGGGCTTGTAATAGCAACTTTACTCGACGCTATTAAGTCAATCTCTGGTGCATTTACAGTAACTTTGGACGGTGAATGTATTGTAATGCCGCCAGCGTTAAATTGCACATATTGCATAGGAGCCGCGCCAATAATAGAACCAGTATAAACAGCGTCACTTATATCATGCTTCCGGGTAGATAATGGAATGGCTTTAGCTTTTGCCTGTTTTACGCCCGTTATATCGCGATCACAAAATGACGCTAAACCAATATCGCCCACTTGAGGGTCAATAATAACCGCATTCGATCCACCTTGTAGCCTAAAATAAGGCACGTTGAATATCGTCGCGTGTGGCGTTGGTGTGCCGTTTGGTGAAACCTGATTGACCAATGGTTGAATATCAACATAGCCGATTGGCGCAATATCGCCGTTATTATAAACAGCGATAACTTCAACGGGTAATGACGTTCTAACCCCAGTTAAAATACTTTTAATCAATAATTTTTGACGTGCTAGATCATTCGACAATTGCGAAGGCGTAATATTAGATTGTAGAGACATATCCGCCCCCTTCAACTTCTGTACCTAATAACTGGACAGTCGTAAACCATGCGCCATTTGCAAGCAATGTTGATAGTTCGTGCGTTGCGCTTAATGCTTTGAATATACCATTTGCTTTTGGTATTTCACTTTCTAAATTGATTTTACGACCGCCAAATATATTTGGATTAAATATGGTTTTAATGGTTATGCCTGCATCCCAATATGAAGGGTAGCCCACTAATCCTAATTTAGCATTGACATTAATAACCGTATCATCGCGGCTTGATTCATTCGCCCAAATTGCCACGGTATTATTTTCAAAAGTAACAGGAATCCCAACATTACTCGCGAGCGTTAATATCTGATCTATTGCCGAACCGCCGACCGACTGGTCTGTTAATGTAAGCTGCAAATTATCATTATTTAAAAATGCGAACCCCATCTCTTTGGCGATAGATTCAATCGCAGTTGCAACGTTAAATTTTCCTTTCCATGATTTCGCTGCAACTGCATTAATCTTCGCAGTCACGCCGACAATCGCGTTAATAACAAATGAAACCTCTGGCACACTACTAAAATCAATATATGCCGAAAATATATCACCTGTGAAAACTTGATTAATCGCGCCGCCTACATCGCCAGCATTAACCGTTACACCAAACACTACACCTTCTTGTAATACTAACGCTGAGCCTGTACTTGAATATTGATTCATTGCAGTTAACGACATGCCGAAAATACGCATATTCATTTGCGCCGCTGAATACGATCCGACTTGATTGGTGATAGTGCATTCAACCCGATGACCTTTTAATGTCAGTGATTCATTTTGACCCTTTGTATTGTCATAAAAGATTACATCTATTTGACGATTAACAAAGCTCATACTTCACCGTCCGAGAAATACACGAAAATATAACGTGAGTTTAAACCAGTATATTCAGGATCACTTAAACCTTGTGTGTCTAAGAATACTAAATCACCACTAAGGCCAAGATATTTTAATCCAACCAATTTAACGCGGTCTAAACACAATCGACTGTTTAGAATGTTGACATTATTTACTTTCAAATCCAAATATAAACCAGTGGATTTTTGATAAATATTAATCTGACAATTTTGATTATCTAACTGAATGCCAAACGTTTGAGACTGATCCGCTGTAATCGGTATTACTTTCATGATACAACCCCGATCAAATTAGGATTAGTTTGCGCCGCTGTGGGTGTTTGTGGCGTGAGTTGTCCGTTGTTCTTTACGTCACTACCGCTTGCCTGTTGCGTCTTTGTGTAGGTCGCTGTGGCTGTTTCTCTGATCTCAACGAATATCGCTTCAACGATAATCATCATCGCGCCTTTTGTCGCTTCACGGCGTATATCGTAGTGAGTGAGACTCATTCCAAAATAGATATTATCAGGCGTTGTGATGCTGTACAAATTAGTAGATTGTTTCATTATCTCTAATGTGCTAACGAAAAAATCGCGTGTACTTTCGCCGTTGCCAGAGCATGTCATTACAACACGAACTTCGTTAGGCATTTGCGTTTTGTTATACGCTGCAAATGACCCCTTCTCAACTGGATGTGTCGCAACCTTTGAATCTGATCGAGCATCTACTGACAAAATAGAATCTGGTTGAATCGCTATTTTATTGTCCTTATCCGCAATCATCCACTGACTAGACGGATCGCCAAATAAGCTAATTGCCGCCGATTCTAACAGTCTGAATTTAGCAAGCGAACTGTTAATAATACCGCTCGATCCAGTCAATCGCTTAACAATTGGCGAACCCAAAACATTTGGGATTTTAGGAAATGGAATTAGTGACATTACATAACCCCTAATGTTGCTGTGCCGATTAACTGATGATCGTGTAGTGCTTGACGTGCTGATTTAGCAATGCCATTTGCGTCTGTTGCTTGCGTATGGATGTTGATTGCTTGAATATTTGTTTCAACTTTTGAGCCACCTGTCGCTGATGCTTTACCACTTTGGGCAATACCCGAACCCATCATTTGTTGGTAGTTTACACCGCTCTCATGCCGCTCCATCATCATGGCGATTGCATCATATTGACCTGATGAAAGTTTGACGTTTGGATTGATGCCAGTACCTTTTGAGACTGCGTTGATATACGCGCCTGTATTGTTTTCGGACGAAGGCGCATAACGATTGATAATGCCAGATATTGTATCAATACCTTTTGAGCCATAAGCATCTCGAATCAATCCGACCATTGCCCTATGTCCAGCTTCAGGCGTTGGAAATGTTGCGAACCGTGAGTCTTTGCCAGCTATCGCGCCATACTTATCTGCAAATCTACCTTTTTCAATGTTGCCTAAATTGTTATTACGAACGCCGCGAGTTTGCTTGATGTTGCCTGTTCTACGTGTCGTCGTGCCATCTGGATGCATCCAGTCATACAATTTAGTGCCGATACTAGCTTTGTCGTGAAATCCATAATGCTCTACGCCGTAATTTATCCCCGTTCCTAACGCATAACCACCGCCTAATGCCAGCCCAGCCGAACCGAGGCGTGACGACATTAACGCGATACGTGCCGCCATACCGCCAGCCGCCGCGCCACCTGCAACTTCTGTCGCTGTGACTGCCGCCGTTGTGCCACCTGCGACCGTAGCAGCAGGCATTAACAAACGTAATGCTTTAATTGCCAAACCAGCCGCGCCCAAACCAGTGACAACCGCTGCCGTTGTGGTTAATACACCTTTGATATCGCTGTTAAGATCATTAAACCCATTACCCAGTTTATCAACTTCGGTTAATGTCTTGTCAATAGCGGGATCGAGTTGCATCTTAAAGACTTGCTTTGCCCCGTCCGCCGCTGAACTAATCTGTGCAATTTTACGGAGCTGTTCTTCGGCTTTATCTGTTTGTGCTGTGCTTATGTTGGATGATTTTAAGCCTTGAGCATATTGGCTTTTCAGCGTACCACTGCGATTAATCATGGCTTGGAACGTATTGCCATTGATCCCCATTTCTTGAGCTAGGACCAATGCTTGCTGCTCGCCGTGTAGTTTTGAATATTTCTGTAATGCCGTCTGAATCTTATCAGGATTACCCGCGTCACTTAACGCCACACCTAGCATACCCAAAGGACGTAATATCTGTGTGCCACCAAAGCCCATTTTGAGACGGGCGAGCGATCCTTCGATGTTCTGCATAGACGATGTAAAGTCGTCGGCAGTACCACCCACACCCTTAAGAACCGTTCCCCACGCTGTAATCTGTTGCGGACTTTCGCCAAGTAATGCCGACATTCGCCCGAGCTGCGCGTTTGAATCAATCAAATCAACCGAGAAGTCTTTTAGAACCTTGAAACCAGCGATAGCAACCGCCGCGATTGCAGCAGTCTTACCCATGACACCCATTGACGTGTTGGTACGATTAACCGTTTCAGTGGTCTTTTTTGTGTCGTCGTTTGTGCTGTTTAATGAGTCAATTGCGTCCTTAGTTTTTAAAACACCTTCGGACGCTTTCTTGCTATTTTCTTGAACGCCTTTTGATGATTTCTGATTCGCATCGTCAAACTTACGCAATGATTCGATAGACTTCTTTTGAGCCGCATCGAACTTGGTAGAGTCGAGCGAAAGTTCTATAAGGAGGCTGTCGATCACTGTAGGCATAGTTAATCTCTGTTCATGATGTAAGTGTTGTGCTGATCTATGGCGTTAATTTCTAACAAATCCCACATATCTTGAGTGCCTAGCGTAGTGCCTAATTCGTGCAATGTGGCAAGCCTTGACGATATAACCGTAGCAATGGATTGCGAAATATTGACATAATCCACAATCCCACTTTTACGATTATGTGGCCTTACGCCGAAGTCGACGGCTCGCCTTGTGTAAAAAAATCAACATGCAACTTGAACGCTTGTTCGCGCAAATCCGCATACGTTGAAAATTCTTCAATGTCTGCATCAATCAAGTCGCGGACAATGTTCATATCCTTTGGATTAGGGATGACTTTAACACATGTCAGCAGATCCATAAGCAGCGGCTCACATAGATCATAAGGAGCGAGTAGGAGCATCTGTAGCCCTAGTTTCGCAATCCCTGCAAAGCCGCTGCCAGATATGCTTTCGGGAATAACCACGTCACCCTTAGCAATCGCAAATAATGCCTTGGTAGACCAACGATCACCAGCCACCGCTGACATTTCACTAATTTGAAATAGTTTCCCTTTGTCGCGCCCTTCTTTTTCAATCTTAAAATTTAGAACTTTACGCATAATATAGACCTCTCGCCTCTAGTTAAGTAGGTGACGGCGCGTGTGCATCGAGGCTAATACACACTTCAGGAGCTACCCTAGCCGTCAATCGGTTTTCTCGTTAAGCCGTAGGTGTACCAATGATTTTACCAATGGTCAACATGTACGGCATTTCTTGAGCAATTTTCTTTGCGTTTGGCATCGCCTGATGACTTGTCAAGAATACGTCTTGAAGAACAAATGACATGTTAATGCCTGGATAATTAATCACGCCACTCGCACCAAAGATCTTCTTATTGGCAATTTGTTGCGCTCGCCATGTTTCAAAAATCTGATAGCTTGGTGATGTTGGCATAATTGTAATCGTCATTTCTGTCAGATTATAAATAAAGCCAGCAGAAACCAAACCATCTACGCCCTGATGAACCTCAGCTTGACGCACTGATTCATTTGAAAACGCGTCATCTACGCCAAATCCTTCGATCGTTACCGCTGGGAACAACCCATTGATAGACAGAACAAAGGAAATATCAGCGGTCGTTAATGTTTTAGCCATGTCATATCCCCTTATTGGATTTCGATACTAGCAAGATTGATTTTTTGGATAGACTGACCATCTGTGTAATACAGTGTGCATGGTGGGCTACCGCGCGCGATACGTGTGGCTGGTGCAGCATCATTAATTTGCAAGTAGAAACCGTTTGCAAATAGTGATGTTGATGCATCAACACCGAGCGCATTTTGCATTTGTGCTTTCTGTGAATCGGACAATGTCACACCGATACGGATCGCGCCAAAGTTTAACGCCGCATTGATTGGATCAAGGCACGCCGCACGAATCAGTGAATAACCAGCCGAGTTGTAAGGGATTGAGCCGATAGACGTAAGCAGGTTGACAATTGATAACTGCAAATTCGCATTGAGCCAAATCTGATTGGCGTATGAATCGGCCCATAGGAACTTGCCAGAGATTGATCCATTGGATAACCAATTCTGGTTATTGTTTGGATTGCTTGAGCCGTTTTGACCATAGAAATTATAGCCATTTGCCGCAAGGATCGCCGCCAAGTTGCCATCCGTCACCATTGGCGTTAAGCCTGATTGTGTACGGAAACAAAGAGTAGTGCGACCATTCAAACGAGTGAAGTCAAGTGAAGCCGCCCACGCCGCAATCAATGCAACGCCTGTACCATCGCTCGCATAATCTACAATCGTTCCCTCTGGTTTAGTGGTCTGTAACCATGAGCCAAAGGTCGTTGTGGTGTTTGCAATCGTCGCGTTGATATCGCTATCTTGAGCCGCATAGATAAACATTTCACCTTGAGCATTAACCCAAGTCGCAAAGGCTTGTTTTTCTAACAACACTGATTCCCATGTGGTGAACAATGTCGCCCAGTTGCGATTGATACCGAGAATCATATTCAAGAACGTTGCAGGATCGCCAGCAATAGCACCTTGAGACAATACCGCACCTGTCGCCGCTGTTAGGCTTAGACCTGTTGAAAGTGTGCCTGTCGCGTAGGTAATCGTTGACGCTGCGCCTGTTGCCGTTACAGTGAAGATAAACGCCGAGCTAGTCGAATCGTAAGTCACTGTGAAGGTCGGTGTTGTGAACGCCGCTTGAATGATCGTCGCCGCATTGCTAAAACTTGTCGCCGCTGTCAGTGTGATTGTGCTTGATGTAAACAGCGTACCACCTACAGTCAAAATCAAAGTACCCGACAAGGCTTTAAGCTGTGTCAATGTCATGCTTGCAAGTGATGCACTGCGTAAGAATCCACTGATTGCAACCTCTGGATAACGTGCGATATTCAGCAAGCCAGCCGTTTTGGTGCAGCCTGTGTAGCCGCCGAAATAAATGTTAGCCATTGTTGCTTCGGTTGAAGTTGCGCCAAAGTAATTGCTAACTGCTAACGCGCTTGCGAATGGCAATACTTGACCGTATGGCGCAAGTGAGTTTTGACTCAACAGCATACCGTTAAGATCGACCGCTGAACCAGCAGCAGACAGAACTGACGGTACAATGCTTACAGTCTGGTTAAAAGGGATTGTCATGAACTGCTCCTAGTTTATGGGGTGAACGTTGTATCTACTTCTTTAATTGCTACATTCACTGTCAAAGCTGATTGTTGCGTGATTGTGATGATCGGCACGTATTGAATCGCCGCCGCCACCTTCCATCGTTGCTCATACTGTGATTCTGCGTTAATCAAAGGCAATTGAATTGGATCATCCGCGTACAATGGCACAATGTTTTTCGGCATATTTTCTATTGCGTAACTGTCTCTAAACAAGGTCTGAACTTCCATTGACCACGCTTGAGCATTCGCGCCGTAAAAATCTACCTGAATCTTATATTCTGTTGGTACTGTAATCGCTGTCGTTTGTGCGCTTGAATCGTGTTTGTGCGTATTGGTGGACACGCGCGATTGTGAGATTTCATTCATCAACACAAAACCGCTTGTTGGCATTGATACTAAATTCACTTGACCTTGTATAACAGGCGTATTGACTGGCAAAATACCTATTAAGAACGCTCTTAATGCCGTGAATACGTCCTGGCTCTCTATGTCGATGCTAATCATTAACCCACCTGCAATTGAACGATAACATGCGCCCAATCTTTCCATGTTTCGATTACTGCCACGACTAGCCAATTATGCACTGGGTTCTCTGGCCGTGCAGCAAATTGCAATATATCGCCGCCTTTGCTATCTGCACGCACTACGCCTTGAATGTCGCCGTACATGTAAACCGAGTGCATAACGCCTTGAATATTTAGCGCGTCAACATGCTTTAGCGTTTCCGCGCTCATGGCTTGAACTTGAATCTCGACAACTTTAGTCACTGTCGTCGGTACTTGTTTACCCGCCGCGTTAATCGTATAACCTGTCGACTGAATCCAATTAATCCCTGTTTGATTGGGATTAATATTTTGGATCATGCCATTAGCCGCGCCGCGTAGATTCATGCTGTGAAGTCTCCACCAGCTGTACCGACCTTGCTTTGAATTGAGGCAATCATCAAACCTGTGTCAACAAGTAGCTCGGAGAATCCCTTAGCCGCAATCGTCGCTGGTTGTAACGCTGGTGATGACATGCCATTGATCGTATCGCGTAAATCTGCAACTGCTACAGTGCCAACAGCATCAAGAACCTGATCCGCATGTAAATTACCATTGCGAACCTGAACCACACCTTTACCAATCATGCCCGACCATTGTTTTTTGTGAGCTGCAATCGTTGGTGTAAAAAATGGACGTGGGGGGATGTTTTGTTCTGGTGCGCCAAACTCATGAATCGTCGCAACATAAGCAACCGATGTTCCGTCTTCATAATTAATGCCTGACGGTAAACCAATCTGAACCACTTTACCTTTGAACTGTTTGTTCACGCCTGACAGTGCATTCTTGATCTTGTCTAAATTCAAAATACACCTCCAGCCTTGCGATAGGACGCACGTTCAAACGATCCACCTACGTATAGGCCTACACCAGCAACAGCGAGTAACAAGGCACGTAATTGTGCGCCGTATGGTGTGCTTGATAGCCAGTAACCAAATGCTGACTTGGTAGGCGGTGGAGCGATACCGATTGAGACTGTTCCCTCTGTCGCGCTAGTGATAACACCGTTTGGAATACCCTTAGCAATGTTGCTACTCAATAGCGTTAAATGCGCCGCCATTAAGTCATTGGCGACTTGCAGCTGATCGCATGACCAACCGCAACCGCCCTTGATATAAACCGTCCCCATTGTCCAATTGGCTTGTAATGCAATAGCAGGAAACGCCGTCACATCCGCGAACGCTGGATATAACGCACGAAAATTAGCTTCATTGAATAATGGGGTACAGTTCATAGTTTATGCGCCTGTCTTTGGCTGATCTGATTCTGCAAAGTCTTGTGGAACGAGTGGAGCTGATTTATCTCGACGCTGCATATCCGCCGCTACTTTTTCAGCATCCGCCGCTTTGCTTTGCACCTGAATAAATCCATTATCTACATGCAATTTAAAAACAGGATTCTTTTGCAAGATTTCGTAGTCTGAATCACTGACCTCGGTATGAATGCCCAAAGGAGTAATCAAGCGATCATTGGCAAGCCCCGCGCCGCCTTTGATAAAAACGCTTGGCGCTTCATTCGTCACACCATTTTGATTGTGTGCCGTGTTTGTGTATTCTTGGTCGCACGTTAAGGTGCTGAAAATATGTTTTGTCATGACGCCTCTCTCATGTGATAAGTGGATGACCGCCGACATGTGCCAGCGGTCATTTAAGCCTTAGATACCGCTAAAACGTACCACAGCGTATGGACGTTTCAACATGACACCAGCGGTCGCGTTTGTGTAATCCTCAACATACGCTTTAGCTTGTTTCTCTACGCCAAGTGCTTGGAACTTAGCAGGTACAACTTGTACCCATGTTCGTGAGTCATCGCTTGCACCGTCGTCAACATGTTCCGCATACATGTAAAACACGTTTGCGCCACCGTTGGCAAGGTTAAGCTGTGGAGCTGATACAACGCGCATTTTAGGATAGGTCTGTGTAAGCCACATGCGAACACTGAAACCCGCGCCAGCCGTACCGATAGACGTTACAGACAGATATTGATAGCTGTTCGTTGGAACTGCCAATGTGATTTCAATATCTTCTGGATTGATCGTATCTTGAGACTGTGTTTGCAACTTAGCAGCCGCCGCACGAATATCCGCAGTGATTTCTAAGAAGGTTTTTTGTGACCACAATAGACCGCCAACACCAGTAGCAACAGTGGTGTAAGCTGACAATGCAGGATCATTCAAGAAACCATAAGTCAAGTTGTTGCCGCCGTTGTAGCCATTGAAACCAACCAAGTTACGTTGAATTTCAAGTGACATTGCAGCAGACGCACGTTTTTCACTTGCGGTATCAATGCGAATACGTCCAGCGCGTGCAGCCTCAAGATTGCCAACCTTCAAGCCTTTCTCGAAACGCACAACAGTACGACGAACAAAGTTCGCATTCCAGCTTGATAGTGGTACGTTTGAGTAATCCGCGTAAGGTACTGCATTGCCGATTGGCTCTAACACACCCTGAACGACTTCTTCATCTTCCCATGAACCCAAAGTTGTGATACCGATCAAGTCGTCAATCTTACGTGCAGCGGTAATGACTTTAACGAAGCCTGGCAACCAATTCTGCAAGAACTGAACAGGTGTATTGATTGAGCCAACAGTAATGCCGCCTTGTTGGTCATCCATCGCCCAGTTTGCCATTGCTTTAACAAGTGGTGAAGGCAAGTTAATACCTACATCACTCAATAGAGAATATTCACGCGCATCTTCTGCAGTCATCACAATAGAACGGACATCACGAGCAGAAAAATGGCTATGTTCAACTGATTTACGCATTATTCATGCCCCCTTAGTTTGTAATGCGGACGGCAATCAAGCCAGTCGCAGAAGTTGGATAGCGATATACAACGCAATTCGGAATCAGTGCGTTACCACCTGTAGCCGATGCACCTGGTGCAACACATGACAATGCACCTGTAGTCGTGTTGTATTGAACCAAGTCGCCAATGTTAGCCGCGCCAGTGACAGAAACAACAACTGTACCCATTGTGAGAAACACGCCTTGCTTATTGCCAGCGAGTGTCAAAGTCGGATCGAGTGGTGATGTGCCACCAAATGAAGCGAACTCTTTAGGATTGACCAAGAAACCAGCTAATACGATACCCGCACCAATCGTACCGCCTTGAGTAGCCACGCCTGTTGAATTGGATTTCGTGAAGAAGTTACCAATCGTGCCGCCTGTTGAATCGAGAATTAACGGTTCGGCACGTTGTGGGCCATCAACAATCAATTCACCGATTACGCCGAAGCCTAATGTGACATTGACCGCGCTTTGAAATGCTCCAGTAGTCATTATTTAGCCCCTTGAATATGACGGTCTAGGAAGTTGCCAGCTTTGCGAGTTGGTGCAGCGTCCATTGCAACAGACGGTGCGCCTTTACCCAGTAAGAAGGCTTGAAGAAAACTAACACCGCCGCTCTTTGGAGCTTCGATGCCTAATTGTTTGCAGCCGTATTGCGCCATTTGACCAACGCTCATTTCTGAATGGTCAAACGTGCCAATGTGTGGCGCAAGTTGTGCATGGAGTTTCGCTTTAGTTGAAGATTCAGCAACCAAAGAAGCACGAACTTGAGCAATGACTTCATTCATATCCATTGCTTCTTTCTTGTCGTCTTTGTCGTCTTTTTCATCTTCATCTTTTGCTGTATCGCCGTCTTCTTTCTCTTCGTCGCCGTCTGTAACAACATCGGGCTCTTCGGTAGATTGACCAGCAATCAACGCTTGCAGTTTAGTAACAACAGGCATAATTTTCTCTAATGCCGCCGTAGCTTCGGATAAAGTCATTTCGCTTTCGACTTCATCTTCCACTTTTTTAACATCGTCTTTTTCAGACATAACAGTTTCCTTTTGGTTAATTTCGGAGTGGTCAAGAACAGCAACCTCAGCTCCCATTCGACCATCCCCCACAAGTGCAAGATGGTTGCCGCGTATGTCACGCATCACGAAGTCATATGATTGACCGTCGAATTTACCCGACGATTTCTCATAACGACAACGATAGCCGACTGACAATTCTTTTTTACCGTGTTCAATGGACGTTGCCATTGCTTCGCTAAATATCTTAATGTTCCCGTAGAGTGTGCCGTCTTTGTAGTAAACGTCTTGACCGATCACACCCTGGATGCCTTTTTGTTCCGCAGGTGTCATGCCGAGTTCTTCGCTACCCAGCATTTTATGATCGTCAATCCACGGTAGGAGCTTGAACGAATCAATACATTGTTTGCTTGATAGCTCATCTTCTGGACGCAATACATTCACGAACTTGTCTGTGCTGTCACTAATGCCAACAGAACGCTCAGAATACGGATATACGCCGACTTTAGATAAAGGATTACTCTTTACCTCAAACCAGCCGTTCGTGTCGTATTCGCGCTTATCCATAGCCTCGGCAGTCGGGAACAAAGGAGTAGGGCAGTCTTCCATCGTTGCCCACACATAGCCGCTATGCTCATCGTTTAGAACAGGAATAAACTCGCCATCGTCGCAATGGTACAGACTGCAACGAGCATCGCTGTGAATGAGTTTTAATCCCGATTGTGGCGCGTGTTGGATTTCTTCGATTGATTCACGGATTGCGCCCTGCATTGGTGTTTCGCCAATTTCAACATGACCGCCTGCAAAACCCCATGAGCCATCGTTGCGCTTTAGGAATAAAAGTTTATCTTGATCGGAAAAAGCGATAAATGATACCTGACCAAAAACAGGAGCGGATTGATTCTGTAGCTCGTCTTGACTGTCGATACCGTGTGATTTTCTTGCATTTGAATATGCGATTGCACTTGCTTGAGCCGTAGAGTGTCCGCTCTTTACGAGTTCTGCGATATTACTAGAAATAACCTCTTTGGAACTGCCAGATTCTAACGGCATATCATTTCATCCAATTAAATACGGGCTTTTGTGTACACCTGCAATTTATTTCAACTCCAGGGATATTTCTATCGCCTGTTCTTTCATTCGTAATAGGCAAATCATCATACCTGAATTCATGACCATCTAAATCTTCATGTAATTTCCGTGGATGCTTTGAAGCGTGATGTACCCATATAAAACTCTCTGCGCCTAAATCCTGTAGCTTTGCCGCTTGAATATTGTTGTATGCCTTTCTTGTCTGATCTCTTGCGACAAGTCTTGCATGATTCACATTACCTTTGTACTGCTTTGTAAGATATGGCACTAAATCTTGTAAGCCGTTGCCCGATGTTATTGAGCGCATTACTTGACCTTGCACGTCCGCTAAATACTTTTGAGGAATGAGCTTGATTAAATTAGCCGCCTCCTCTGTACTTGCTTGGATCACCGTTTTAAGCCGTGGACTTGGCTTGCTTACGTCAATCTCTAAATCTTTGCTAATCTCTTTGAGCGACATCCCTAGAGTAATATCCGCGTTTCTCTCTGTTCGCCACATCATGCGCTTAGTTGCGCGTTTCGATAAATCATTAAACTTTACTGTCCACTTATCAAGTAAAGCATTGAGCTTAATTCTGACTTGTGGCGTGATGCTCAATCCATCCATCGCATGTTCTGGCGAATCTTCGATCTCTATATCAGTAAAACTTATAACTAACTCTCGCTTTATATCACGAGCCATTGCCGCAATCAAGTTTACGATAGATTTCTCGTAATCGAGTGCGATGCCAGCGTTAGGTGTTAATGTTTTGCCGACTAGCTTTTTTGGATCATTCAGATTCGCTTTCATCGTCATCATCCAAATCTGGCAAATCTTCATCACCTAAACCAAGTTCGTGATAACCGCTGAACTTATCCAATGCCACGCGCTTACGTTCGTCCTCGCTTGAAATAGCCCCACTCTGAACCAGTGCCGCGCCTGTTTGAGCTTTGACAAGATTCGTATCTGCCAATTCTTTAGCGGTCGGAGTATCTAACGGATTCCATGAAACAGTCGTTTGCAGTTCTTTCTCATTGGTAAATGATCGAATGATTAAAGCGTGATGACGTTCGATGACTGGTGTTAGGTCGTGCGTCTGGATTGACTCTAGCGTTTCATGATAGCTTGATTCTTCGTACTCGCCTGATGCGCCAAAACCTTTAGGGGATGTGCCGAGTAGCTTGGTCGCTGGTACGTTTGCCACGGCTGCGACAAGCTGATACTGCGTCATGATGACCGCGTCTAGGTCGGCTAGGGATGTATCGAACTGCTGAAACTCATCCGCCTCTTTTGATCCTAATTTAATGCCGTAATTGTCACGGAAATAAGCCCACTCATTTAATCGTTCCACTGCCTTATCAGCATTCGCAAAGACTGCCTCTGTATCAGTCAACCATACGTTCGTGCGCTTTGTCTGTGCGAGTTGTGGGGCTTCATTAGCCGTTCGTTCCGCTGCGTAGACACGTTCCATGATCTGTTGCGGTAATGGTACGCCGCCATACATATATTGTGGTTTTAAGATATCCACAGTTTCAGAATGACGAAATATAACAAGATGTGAACGATGTACCTTTTTACCATTAATCATCCACCATGTTGGCTCATAGAAGTGCATCGAGTCAGGTTTAGAAGATCCAGCTTGATCGAGTAGGGGTGCTGTCCAGTATGGGTCAAGCTGAACCATGCCTTTGTAGCTGCCCTTCGTCACGCCGTCAATATTGAACGGGTTTTCGTAATAATCTGGATCGGTAGAGTCAACCTTGAACATCATGATCCGAATACCAAACACGCGCCCAAACGTAATGAACTCTCTTAGATTACTCATGAGATTCATTGTTCGGTCGTATTTCTTGATCATCTTTGAAACGTTATCTTCTAAATCATCACCTTCAACAGACACGCAATTGAAACCCTTGCGGATCGCATCTTGTGCAGGCATGGCGCATGCTTTTTGAATAAGCCAATGTTGCGCCAATATGCCAGCTATTTGATGACCGATGAATGATTGTGACGAATACCAAAGCATAAGAACTTCGGACATGTTGCCTGGTTGTGATGCGAACTGTTTGAATAATGGGAAACCATCACTTGAATCATCTTGCGCCGATGTGCCGTAAGCTGGTTGTGCGACTACTAGATTATTCAGCATATCGTCTAATTTGAACGAATCAACATCACGCGCTCGAATATCAGTGCTGAAAAAAGACCTGATCTTTTTAGGCTCTTGCTTAACAATTTCAGGTTTTTTTTTCCAAAACATAATAGATTATCCAAAAAAGGAACGTTTGCGCTCTGAAAAGTATACGATCATCACGCTGTCAGCTAAGTTTGGCGATTTCGTGCCATCTGGTGCTTTATCAACTAAAACCTTGCCACCTTTGATCGAGTAGGTCGGTTGCGATAATTCCATGATTAATTTATTTCTCATCGGTAATTCCGATGACAACGACACAATATCATCAAAGTCAACATCAATCAATTGTCCATTTTTCTTTGCTTCAACTGCACGATGTGTATTTTGAAACCTGATCCGCAATGACCACCAAGCTTGAGCTTTCAAGTTGTAGAAAAAGTCTTTGTTTTTTCGTTTAGGGATCATTTCAGAATCAGGCTTAACTACCGCCGCTGATCCCCTAAATGGCTCTGTATTAACCTTAGCTCGACCTTGCCCGACACGCCGCTCATTGATTACTCTTGAGTCGCCGCGCACACCTGAACCAAGACCATCCGAATCATAGCTGAATAGATTCAAGTCCAATTCGTCGCATATTGTGAATGATTTCTCTACGCTGTCGAATATGTCGCTACCTTTCCCCGACCACTCTATAAGATAATCCAGCTTAATGCCGAAACGTGATGCAAAGGCGTTTTTGTCCGCACCCTCGTCCGCAACATCCATCGCGCCATACCTAACGCCGCTTGGCTCAATACCTAACACGATATGAGCATCAATAGCAGACTGCACCCATTCAGACGGTATCAACACGCCTTCAACTGACGCGCTGTAATTAATATCGATCTCTTGTGCCACTGTAACAGGATCAAGCTCTGCCACTTGCTTATTGTACCAATCAATATTTTTACGCGGATCATCACGCCAATGAAAAGTAAATATCCGAACCTTGCCGCTATGCCTACGCTGTGCGAATGAATTACCCATGCCGTTAGGTGTTGATATGTCTTGCCTACAGTTCGTCGTTGCAGATAATGCCGCGTCTACAAGTTGCGGTCGTTCTAAAAACGCTGATTCATCCACGATATAAAACGATGTACGCGCACCACGACCAATCCCATCGCCCGATTCACCAGCTATCGTACTTCCTGATTCTGGAAACAATAGCCGCATGTGTGGCGCGTGTTTTGTTCGTTCAAACCCGCCGCGAAACTCTTCAGGCAATGACTGCATGAACATTCGTGCTTTTTCAAATAGGCATTTCGGATCGCCAATTTTATCAACATACTCTTCTTTACGCGAACCAAACCCGACGACTAGACCATCATTAAACAGGCATAACGTGCAAGCCATAGCCACCGTGAGCCATGACATGCCCATATCACGCGTCTTTTCTGTGATGCCAGGCTTTCTATCTTTCCAGTTTTGAATAAACCACGTCACCCACTCTTCTTGCTTTGGAAACAACAGAAACGGAATAGACGAAGGCAAACCGATCTCTGGATTTCGAGGGTCAAACGTCATACCCCAATCAATAATGAATTGGGCAGGATTATCACGATAGAATTGCTTGAATGCTGGTAGTAGCTTTGGGTCACTTCTTATTCTTGCAAGTGTTTTAACGCGCCAATCAAAAGCCACTTGATAGTCTGGTTTAGTAAAATCAAACTCAAATGGAATAGGCATTATTTAGAACCGTGAATCATATCCATGTAAATACGCGCCGCATCTTCGCTTGAGATAGATTCTGTCGCGATAGTTGGTTTTTCTTCGCGTGTATTGCTGTCGATGTTGTAGGCTTCGCGTTCCAATGCAATTAAATGACGTAATGTTTCAGCGAGCTTTTTATTACTGTCAATCCGTGATGGTGTGCTGATAACTCGATTATATAAGTCATTAAGCTTATCTATTCCGCTATCAGTTTCAGCGCGTAACAGTTCGCCCATTTGTTGATATAAGTCTTGGTTTTCTGTTTGATGTTCAAGTTCATCGAGTAGCTTAATTGATAGCTTTCTAAATCTTAGTATATCGCCGCGCTGATGCAATCTTATATCTGTGATTTCAGAGGCGGCATCTCGTATTATATCCTTGGTTGCAACCTTATCTGCAACCTTGTCCGCTGCAACCTTGGACTTGAGTAACATATCATCGGATTTAGCGCGTATCTTTGCCGCCAAATCTCTAGGTACACCAAGACCTTCAAAGTACTTTATGATAGATGTACGCGAAACCTTTACCCCTGTTTCGGCTGTATACAATTCCGCAAGCTGTTGTGGGCTTAATAAGCCAGCTCTCCACCCTGCTTCAATTCGATCATAGTCAACTTTCTTTGGTGCAACCATTTAACCCTCTTGCTTAACCGTTAATTTGTTCATGGTTTAATATATCACCTATCAAACTTTAATTCAGGTTTAAAATGTTCTGTTGGTTCGCCCAAGCTAGCGATCGAGATAATATTACCCATTTCGTAACCACCTAGAATGTTCATCACATCTCTCTTATTGGTTTATTTAGTTGATAGTGTCGCGGTGTCATCCCTGCGATGTTGTAGCTGACCATAGTTCACTATCACACTCGACAATCTAGCTACTTAAAAATTAAGTTACGCAAAGAATAATTTAAACTAGATTGCCGATGTCATAGGACTCGTAACGTGAGTCAGCGTTATTTCTATTTTGTTAAAACCTTATCCGCCAACTCTTTCATCACTTCTAGTTTTTGGCATGTTGTCATATTTACAAAACAGTCTTGATAGTAATCCAAAACCAATTCAGCTA